CGTTCGCGGAATTTCTTGCATAGCAGGGCACGAAGCCCACTTGCATGCCGCGGTGAGGTGTGCCAGTTGTCAAACCGTCCAAGTCACGTCCGCGGCCGAAGGGTCGGCGGATGTTGTTGTATCAGGCAGCCAACGTCCTGATGCGCGTTACCTGCTCTTTCAGGCGGTACGCAAAGTCGAGTAGCTCCTCCCGCATCTTGTCATCGTTGGTCGCCGCTGCGATGATCAGCATCTCCTGCGACTGACGCGCGACACGGTCTGCCCATTCCGCGCGAGCGGTTACAGCATTGATAACCATCTGTTTCCCTTCACAGTTCGCGGTAGAACGCAGAAGCGACGGAACGGTCGTGGTTAACGGACGATAAGACTTTCCGGTGGGACGAACGGAGGCGTTGATGCAGGCACAAGCACAGCAGCTTGAGCACCTCGCCTCCGACATGCACGCCGTCGCGTTCGACTTTGCCGAGCCTGCGCGCAGCCACGATGTAGCCGAGCGCCGCATCGCCGAGGTTGAGCGCATCTGTGCTGCTGCTCGTGCGGTGGTGCGGGGTGGCGCCTGCCGGTTGGACAGCAGGCGCCCCTAACGGTTACTTCTTGGGCGGAGGGCTGTTATGCTCTTTCTCGGTCGTCTTTGGATGCGTCTTCGCATATCCAGGCGTTACGAACTCGCCACTTCCGGAATCACGGTAGCTCGGCGGCCCCTTATCTTTTCCTGCCACAATCTCTCTCCTGTTGAGGAGATCGTAGCATGCGCGTAACGATCGAGTCGGTCCTAGCAAATAATGCTTATCTCGAACAGCTTGCCAGCATCCGCCGCAGCCTCGCCAATCTGTTGTCCGACTATAATCGATCCGAACGATTCTATCGCAAGCGCGACGATCTGGTTGACGAGTTGCATGAGCTGGGGATGCAGCCGGTGAAGCAGATTAAACATCTTTGATCAGGCTGCGGCCGCCCGATCGAATAGCCAATCTTCGGCCGCTTCCATCGTGGCGAAGAGGACAATGTCCGTTCGTATCGCCAAGCGCTTGGTCTGCATTCTCGCCAGCGCGGACGCCGCGACGAGCGCAATACGCCGAGCTTTGTTTTCAAAGTTGGCCATGAACGCCTGCACGTCGCCAATCAGCGCCTGGGTCTGAAGGGTGGCCTCGCGCAGGTCCACGAGGATCGCATGCTGACCAGGTGCAATACCTAGATCCGCAAGCGCCTGTGTGTACGTTCTCTTGAATCTGTTGAAATCCTCGGGCGACCAGAAACCCGCGAGTTGCAGGCGTAATAGGCCCCGTTGGCGGTCGGTGGCTATGTCCATCATCCGTCGGCTCTACCCAACGCTTGCGACTAAAGTCTTAATCGACGAACCGGTGCGGGAGGTCGATGCGGACCTCAGCGTCGGGTCGCTCGAAAGCCCCCCCCACCCCTTGGGTCCTTCCGGGGCTCGATGTAATGCGGGGGGCAAAGGCGCGGGAAGGACCTAGCCACGGCGTAACGCCATGCTTCTTCCTCCTACGTCGTTAAAACGGCCGGTTTTCGGGGCTTTCAGCGACATTGAGGGGGGAAGTCGGTGGAAATCGACCTCGAAGAGCCAACCCGGCCGCAGATCGCTGCCGTGCTGAACATCTCGAGCCGGTGGGTCGGCGAACTGCGTTCCCGCGGCGATCTGCCGGCAGACGGGGCGAGCCTGCTCGAAAATATCGAGATGTGGGCTGCGAGCAAATACGGGATCGAAGGCGCTCAGGGCGATCTCGACCTCGAAAGCGAGCGCGCGCGCCTGGCGCACGAGCAGGCGGATAGCAAGGCAATGGACAATGCCGAGCGGCGGCGGGAGCTCGCATCGCTTCCCGATATGAGTGGCGCCGTGATTGGCGTCATCGCGCTCGCCGTCACCCGATTGCAGCAGGTCGGCCTAGCTGTCGCCAACGGCGATCACCGCCTGCGCGTGAAAATCGAGAAGGCGATCAACGACGCGCTGGAAGAGCTGAGCGTCGCGCGGGTCGAGGAGGCGAGAGGCGGGGGCGGCCTGGATGAGGAAGACCCCGAAGACGAAGGCTGACCCTAAGCCGCTGATGGTCGCGGCTGCGGCTGGCGAAATCGCCGCCGCTGTCCGCGAATGGCTTTCCGCCTTCAAACCGCGGGTCAAGCCGAAGCTCTCGGACTTCATGAACGAGCATGCGCGCGACGATACAGGCAAGCGCATCTACCCGTTCCCGTTTCAGGCCGACATGGCCGACGCGACGGTCGCCCCCGAAACCGCGCAGGTCACATGCCGCAAGAGCAGCCGCATCGGCTGGTCGACCATCATGCAATGCCGGGTCGCTTATTCGATCCGATACGATCCGCGCCGCACGCTGATCTACCAGCCGACGATCGACGACGCCGAGAAGTTCAGCCGCGACGACCTCGACCCGGTCCTTCAATGGAAGGTCGTTCGAGACGTCGCGACCTTCAAGCCGCGCCACGCCGACAACCAGATCCGGGCGAAGCGCTACAAAGGCGGCTGGATACAGATCAAGGGGGCCAACAGCGCCAAGGAGTTCCGGCGCGTAACCGCCGACGACGTGTTTCTCGAGGAATGCGACGGCTACCCTTGGGCATCGAAGGAGGAGGGCGACCCCGCCCGGCTGGCATTCAAGCGTAACCTGACCAGCCCACGCCGCTTCAGCGCGGCGGGCTCGACGCCGAAGGTCAAGGGCTTCAGCCGGATCGACGCTCTATTCGAGCAGGGATCGCAGGAATATCGCTACGTGCCGTGCCCGCACTGCGGGACGATGCAGAAGCTGATGTTCGGCGACGGAACCGGCGCTGGCATCCGGTGGGAGCCCCGGCACAATCCGGTGCGCGCTTGGTATCGGTGCTCCGAAGGCTGCGACATCGAGGAGACCGAAAAGGCCTGGATGGATGAGCAGGGCCAGTGGCGGGCGCACAATCCCGCCGCTTTCCCTCGGCATCGATCATTTCACATCTGGGCGGCCTATTCTCAGCATCCCGGCGCCGCGTGGTTGGAGATCGCCCGCGAGTTTTTGGAGGTCCGTCACGATCCCAACCTGCTGCGGACATGGGTCAACCAAGTCCTCGGCGAGGCATGGGAGGAAAAGGGCGAAGCGCCGGAATGGCAGCGGCTCTACGATCGCCGGGAGAAAGCCATGCTGCTTGGCACCCCGCCGGCATGGGCTGGCCTGCTCGTCGGATCGGTCGACGTCCAACGCGGCGGCGGCGGCCGACTTGAATTGGACGTCTGGGGCTTCGGTCCCGGCCGGCGGCGCGTCCTAGTCGAGCATATCGAGATCGACGGCGCGATCGCCGAGGCAGCGACCTGGGCGAAACTCGATGCCGAGGTCGCGAGAATCTGGAAAACCGAAGACGGTCGCGACCTGAAGCTCAACCGCTGCGCGATCGACTCCGGCGACGGTCAGAACACGATGCACGTCTACGGATGGGCGCGACGCCATCCGGGCTTTGCGATGGCGATCAAGGGCCGCCCGAGCGTCGGTGTGTCGCAGGCAATCGCTGGGCCGACGTGGCAGGACCTCACGATCGCGGGGAAGAAGATCAAGCGCGGCGTGCGGCTTTGGACGGTCGGCACGTCGATGTTGAAGCTCGAGCTATACGGGCAGCTCCAGCTGGAAAAGCCGGTCGACGGCGAGGAATATCCGCCCGGCTACGTCTTCCTGCCGGATGGCACGACAGACGAATGGATCAAGCAGCTGGTCGCCGAGCAGCTGGTCAGCCGAAACCTTCGCAATGGCCGGCAGCGCAGCGAGTGGCAGCAGGTCCGCGACCGCAACGAGGCGCTCGACAACGCGGTCTATGCCCGCGCCGTCACCTACGCATTGCAAATGGACAGCTGGTCGGATCGCAAATGGGCGCTCCTGATCGGAGCCGTCACGCCGAAATCTCGGCGCCGGCCTCGCGGCGACGCTGATGCCCAACCGATGCCGCCGCTGCCGACCAACGACAGTCCTTCGTCTCGCCCAGGCACGAACGCCGGCCGTGGCCGAATAAATCCGGTCACGGGCAAGGCGCGTGGCTCATTTCTAAGCAGCAGGAGGCGCTAATGGCCTGGCAGCAGAGCGACCTCGACAACCTCGACGCGTGCATCGCGAGCGGCGTGCTCGTCACGCGCTTCGCCGATGGTCGCGAGGTGCGTTACCAGACGCTTGAGATGCTGCTCGCTGCCCGTCGTGTCGTCGCCGCTCAGCTTTCGACGGCGCAGGCGGTCACCGCGGGCGCCGTTCGGCGTCGCTTCGCTTCGTTCACCAGCGGCCTCTGATGGCCAGGCCGCCCAAACGAGGGCTCTTCGACCGCATGATGCGGCGGAATGTGGTCCCGGTTCAGGATGCGTCTCGCCAGATCGTGCGGCGCGGGCGGGCGCGGGCAGAATATGATGGTGCGAGCGTCGGTCGCCGCACGACCAGCTGGCGGCGCGACGGGCGGGACGCCAATTCGGAGTTGAACACACGCGTTATGCTCGCGCTGCGCGGGATGGCGCGTGACCTGGTGCGCAACAACCCGTTCGCCGCCCGCGGCGTGTCCGGCATCGCCAACAACATGATCGGGACGGGCATCACCTTCCAGATCTACCGCAATGGCAAGATCGACCAGCCCTTGACCGACCTTGCGCGGCGCCATTTCGACACGACGGCGTGCGACGCGTCGGGACGGCACGATTTCTACGGCCTTCAGGTGCAAGCTGCTCGAACGATCGCGGTTAGCGGTGCAGTGGTGACGCGCCGTCGGTGGCGCCGTGGCTCGGACGGGTTGCCCGTTCCGTTCCAGATGCAGGTCCTCGAGCCGGATTACATCAACACGCAGCTGACGGGGCCGCTACCGAATGGCGGTTGGCGGATTCAGGGCATCGAGATGAGCCCGATCGGCCAGCGCACCGGCTATCAGATGTATTCTGGGCATCCGGGTTCGCTCATCCCCGGATCGCTCGACACCACCCTGATCCCCGCGACCGAAATATCGCACTGCTATCGTTCGCTGCGTCCGGAGGATCAGCACGGCGAAAGCTGGTTTGCCCCGGTGATCGTGCGGATGAAAGATTTCGGCGAATACGAGGATGCGCAACTCGTCCGCCAGAAGATCGCCAGCTGCTTCGCCGGGTTTCGCGCGCCGGGAGACTCGGCGGACCTTCCCGAGCCAGCGACGGATTCGAACGGCAACCCGATCGACGACGAGCCGTACATCGCTGCATTCGAGCCGGGGATCATCGAGACCCTGGCGCCCGGCGAGACGATTACCTTTAACGATCCGCCCGGCGTCGATGGATATGCGGACTATTCGCGAGTTTCGCTCCAGGCGATCGCGGCCGGGTTGGGCGTGCCCTATGAGGTTCTGACCAACGATCTGACCAAGGTGAATTTCTCGTCGGGGCGGCTGGGCTGGCTCGAGTTTCAGCGGTCGTTGGCGACGTGGCAGTGGACCATGTTCATCCCGCAATTCTGCGAGCCGGCCGGTCAATGGTTTCTTCAGGCCGCGGCGATGTCCGGCGTCGACGTGACTGGAGCGACGTTCCAGTGGACACCGCCTCGCCGCGAGATGATCGACCCGGCAACCGAGGTGCCCGCAATCCGCGACGCGATCCGGGCCGGGTTGCAGACACCGTCAGGCGCAGTGCGCGAGCGCGGCGACGATCCGGATAAGTTCTTCGCCGAGTGGGCCGCCGATGCGGCGACGCTCGATAAGCTCGGCCTCATCTTCGACAGCGATCCCCGCAAGGTCACCCAGGTCGGCAATTCCCTTCACCCCGGTGCAACGCCGCCGCCCGAAGACAAGGAGCCGTAAATGCCCGAAATCCTCCTTTATGGGATCGTCGGCGACCCGATTGACGGTCTCGATGCGAAAACGCTCGTCCCGCAGATCACCAACGGCACCGATCCGCTCAATCTGCGCATCAACACCCCAGGCGGATACGTCATGGAGGGGTTGGCGATCTTCAACGCCGTGATGCGCGCCCGCGCCGGCGGTCGTGTGATCACTACCAGCGTCGACGGGCTGGCCGCGTCGATGGGTTCGATCCTCGCCATGGCCGGCAGTGAGATCGTCATGGCGGACAACGCGCTGATGATGATCCACAATCCGTGGGATGTCGCGATGGGTGACGCCGTCGCGCTGCGCGCCGCGGCCGACCAACTCGACATGATCCGCGATCAGATGGTCGGCATCTATGCCGGCGTGACCGGTCTCGACACCGCCGAGCTTGTCTCGATGCTCAATGCCGAGACGTGGTTCACCGCGCAGGACGCGCTCGCACAGAAATTTTGCACGTCGATCAGCGAGGCGAGCACTGCCGCCGCCTGCAACGTGTCCGCATTCGGGTTCCGAAAGGTCCCGGAGACCTCGCGCATTTCCGCAATGGCGATGCTCGGGAAGCCCAAGGCGGCGCCCGCCGCTCCGCAACGTCCACAGGAGAAAGTGATGGACCTCTACACGACCCGGGCGGCGCTGGTTGCCGCTATCGACAAGTTCCAGAAGGATGGCGGCACGCAGGCGGAGATCGACAAGATCGCCAAGTCTGCCGTAGCGCTCGACGCGAAGGATGCACTCCCCGCGAGCGGCGCCCTGGCCGCCGCCGCTGCGGTCGTCGTGCAGCCCGTCGCGACCGAGACCTCGGTCGTCGCGATCAGCGCCGCCGATGTCCAGGCCGCGATCGCCGCCGATCGCGAGCGCGCGTCGACCATTCGCGCGCTCGGTAAGCAGCATGGCCTCGACGCGACGTTCATCGAAGGTCTCGCCAACTCCGAGACCACGCTGGCCGTGGCTCGCGAGAAGATGCTCGACAAGCTGGCCGAGCGTTCCGACGCGGCGAACATCGGCGGCAACGGCCATATCGTCGTGACGGCCGATGCCCGACAGAAGTGGATCGATGGCGCGTCGGCGTGGCTGATGGTCCGCGCGGGCGTCGCACCGCTGATCGAGAAGGCCGCCAAGAAGCGCGGCGAGACGATCCGGATCGATCCCGGCGAGTTCCGCGGCGTGTCGTGCGTCGATCTGGCGCGGGAGTCGCTCGGTCATGCCGGCGTCCGTGCCGTCTCGCGCGATCCGAAGGACATCGTCGGCCGCGCGTTCACGGTCCGCAACGAGATCACCCAACCCACGGGCGACTTCTCG